TTACGCGGAGTACCATCGACTTTAAGTATAAACTCACCGTCGTCATCCTTTGCATAGTTGTCAGGATTAACATCCCAATCATTCTGCATGTTTATCTGCTATCTTCTTTAAGCCCATGTGCGATAACTTGCGGCCTGTCATGCTTTCTAAGTACATGCTACCTTCGCGCAAACTCAAAGCCTTGTCCTTAATCATCGGGACTATCTTTTCTAAAGCTTCTAGTTGCTCAGGTACTGGAGTCAACAACTCTGCGTTAGTCTCACTGAGGGTATAACCAAAAGGAATAGTGCTACTAGACCTCCTCATAGTTACCTTCTATTACTGTTTCGTTCTTAGCAGGAAGTATAAATAAACCTCCGGCAGTATTAACGGTCACATCAAGTCTTTCTGTCTTGCCTAACCCCACCCTATCTAGGATGGTCTGTGCGGCCTGTATACGCATGTTAGCTTGCGGTATAGGTTCTGCACTGTCCATAATGTGTACGAGCTTTAGAGCGGCTTTAGGGGCGCTTTGAGCCAGTATGTTTGTAGCCAGATCAAGTATCTCAGTCTTTAAGCTCTTAACAACACTATTAAGGCTTGTGGGTGCATAACCTGCTACTTCTCCTGCAAGCTTTGTATCACCATTACAGGTAACTAGGCTATCAAGAAATGTCTGTTGTTTTGTTGTTAGTTCTTTATTATTACTCATGTACTCTATTATACTGCGATCTGAGCATTTGTCAAGCTTTATTTTGCATTTAGTTAAAATAAATGTAAGAAATAACTTGACAAGATGCCAATATCGCAGTATAATAGATATTAAGCCCTCGGGGTTATATAGCCTATATCGCCCCTACTACCTACCTTGTCTACATCCCCTTTTTTAGTAGAAAGAAAAAAGAAAAGAAAGAAACTTCCCTTTTGTTTCCTCCCCTCTGTAGAGTCTTTGAAGCCCCGCCGCTATCTGGTATACAACTCAATTAGCCTGTAAAATGTATAACATTGTGTATATATAGGGGGGAGGGGGTATGGCGACCTACCCGCCCTCTAAAGTCTCTACAGTCTCCAAAGCCTTACCACAAAAACCCTCTACAGTCTACAAAGTCTTTGAAGTCTATGCGACTATTCAGTCATAAAAGACTCTTGCTATCTAGTTGCCAATCCTGTAGAGACTTTAGAGACTGTAGAGACTAATAGCTTTAAACTATACAGCCTCAACAATTTCAATAGTTTAACTATATATCAACCACCACCACAAATAAATAACCAAGAACACTTGACAAACTAAAAAACCTCTGAAACTGATCAGTTTTTAACCAATAAAACTATTGGCACAACCACTGACATATCCGATCTAAGCTACCTCTCAGCCTCTCTAATCTATTTAAGTTAAACCTATACCGTATGCTATCCAACGCGTAAACCTGTTAGGCGTTAAAATACGCGCCCTCTCGACGGTTTCACAATCTTAAAAACTGCCGGGTTTTAGGCTCTAAAAAATTGGTGTATAGAAGGTAGGCTGTTCTAAAACCGACACGCTTATCTATTTACGACATATTAGAAGTTTATTTGGTTTATGTCGCATTTAGGGATTTACGTGTCGCAATTAGATAAGCGCGTGTAGATCAATGCCGTATCATGGGAACCATCAAGACAACAAAGCAGGACGCAGGACGCGCCGCAATGCTGAGAGGTGGAAAGGTTTAGCAACCGAGTACTGGACTCAAAATAGGTTTACAAGCTTAATATATTAAGTGCCGACGATACAAAGACGGGCACGGGAAACCACCAAAATGTTAACAGGTGATCGACTTCCTAAAATATATATTATAGAGTAAGTTTATTATAGGCTATTGCGTAATAGTTTATAATAAATTAACTTTAAACAGGTGAAGATATGATTTTACATTATGAACCGGCTAGTACTAAACATGACCTAACAGAGTTCGATGGATTGGGTTTACTATCTTTGGTTGAAGATATAACCGACGATCTGGTACACTTCCATTGTTTTAATAGGGATGAAGATGTTGATAACGCCAATATTGCATTGACTGAGTTAATGGAGTATATTGTATTTAATCGCGGAGGGATTGAGTAATGACACACTTAAAAGATATTGAAGTACTAGCTGAAATGGTTTGGAAAGCAAGCGCATTGGCGGAAGATTTAATGCGCGATTATCCCGATATAAGAAAAACTGGTATAGATTCCCGACCGCTTGACTGCGCGGAGCGTGACTTAAATAAAATCTATAGTGATCTAATATATTATAAAGATGATCTACTAATTGAGGATGAATAATGGATATCACAATAGCTGAAATTAACGCCAGTAGTTTAATCAACAACGCCGCCAAAGAATGGTGCGCCCTTAAACTTGATTATCTTAACAAGCCTATGAGGTTTTTCGGTAGCAGTCTAAAGGTTGAAAAGGGCGCAGATAAATACGACACTTACGTCATGTATTTACAACCTGCCGACAAAGTATCTATAGAAACTCTATGCGCCTTTGCTGTATTGGCGGGTTGTGTTAAAGAATGTTTAATCCTTAGCGGTCAATTAGGAATGAGCGTAGGACAAGATGCCGCCACCAAACGTACCATATTGATGATCTTACGGCCTTTATACTTTAGAGCTACCCTGCTATCTGAAATAGATAAAGCGGAGCGTAAGGCGTTAAAAACGGGCATCCCTGCACTGTTTAGACTAAATGGCACTAGTGATATAGATTTTTCTGATATCATGGTACAACGGCCTGACTCTATGTTTTATGATTACACCAAAATCCTAAGTAGGGTACGCAAAAACACACTGCCGAACTTTGATCTCACGTTTAGCGGTAGTATGTTTAGTACTCAAAGCAAAGCGGCCTTACGCAAAGCGGTAAGCGCAAAGTATCGAATAGCGATGGCGTACAATACCAAAGGTTTAGCGGATGACGGGCTACAGATTAACCACAGTCTTAAATCATTCGACACTACAGACCTACGCCACTTAGACGGCAACGTGGTCGGAACATTGACGCGCAAAGGTAGCAATAAAAAGGAACGCGCAACCGACAATCTGCGGTCTGATTCGTTCTTTGTGACTAGTGCGAACGTGCTAGAATTCAATGACATAATAGCAATAGGTGGATGATATGAAAATGTTAAACGCGCAGTATATACGCATAGAAACTAAAGCAGGTGGCATTACCTGTACTGATCGCCAATTTATACGACAAGCGCGTAAGCGTTTAAGTACTGATGGCAAATCATTTAACATGAGAGAATGGCGCAAAGAGTGGCTACTTTCTGGCTTGGAACTAAAACAACACTGGAGGGGCGTAATATGATTATTTTTGAGGGTGATTTTGTACGACTATGGCATAATTTCAACGGTTCAAACTACGCATGGTTGCGCGTAGTGAGGATAGAACCCTATGATCTGTGCGTATTGTCTAACGGTGCTACGGTCTGCGCGTCAGACCAGTATATATCAGAAGTTAAATCAGCGTTTGAGGTGAGGGCATGAATACATCTATGGAAAAGGCACTAGAAGCAATACACTTTTTAAACTGGGAGGGCGTAGTGGTTGATTTAGAGAAAGGTTTAGCGATATGTCGAAGACCGCATGACCCTTTGAGAGATGTGCCGTTGGATAAATCGTATAGTACTAATAGATTATTGCTAGGGGAAGATGGCAATTACTATCTAGTATCAGGTGTTTATGATATGACACTGGCAGGGGCGCAGGAAAGTTATCTTGAAAGGTTCTTATCATAATGGTACAATGTAGCTGTGGCTGTAATGCTACTATAAAAGATCGGGGCGTATATGTGTGCGCTCCGTGTTGGATTAAATTAAACTGGAGATTGAAATGAAGACTTTAATAAACGCAGTAGAGGAATGGATTGACTTACGAATTTTTGCAAGTAGCAAGAACGCAATCTTTGAAGCGAAGTTTAACGAGATGGAGAAGATACATATCCGCGATGCCAACAGAATCGCAGAGTTAGAGAGGCGTGTTATGATTTTGGATGGAGATAATACTTTCGACGCGGAACGCGCCACTACTATTGAGAGTAGGCTCGACGATCTTGAGTGTAGCATGGAACACAAGACAGACAGCGATGAGGTTGAGACTATGGTTGAGTCTGGAATAGAAGATTTAGATTTTCCAGATTCATATGCAATCGAAGTTATGATAGATGATGCACTTGAAACCAAGGTCATGGATGCAGTCAAGGCTGAGCTAGATGCAACAGACTTTAAAATAACAGTGGAGAGATAAGATGATTAAAATTCCAAGCGATACAACAGTACTGACAAACGAGAACTACGAAGTTCTAATAGCTATACTAGAGGAGATGCGGAGTTGTCTTCACGTTGACTTAGGCATTGAAGTGTTGAGCAACAGAGCCTGTGATGTTTTAAGCCGTGACTACCGTAGACTGCGTACCATACAGGAACAGTTAGCACTTACTATGGAGACTTTTAAATTATGAAAGGCATTATAGATACAACCAAACCCATCAATCGTTACAAGGTTCTTGTCTCTGAGTTGAATGGTTACTACATAACTATACCGGCTGAGACACCTGAGCAAGCTATGGAGTACGGTAACAACCCTGTTACTCGTAAACATTATACACCAAGCATGTCAGATATTATGGTGGTTGAAACCGCTGTAGTATCTGCTGAACTCATAGAAAAGAATAAGGAGAAGGACAATGGATGAAGAACTACAGTTGATTGAAACGCTGTGTAAACAGTATGGAATTGAGGATGATAAAACTATTGTTGAGGAGGGCGACTATGCCTTGGAGGTGCATGACCTATAGAGTCTATGTAGTTCTTTATAGTTTATTATAGAAGATGTTTTTGTTTTCTTTCTTCTTATCTTTTAAACTATATAGTTGAGTATATCACAGATCGCTTTGAAAGTCAAGCACTTATTGAGGTGTTGACAACAGAAGAGATTTGTGGTACAATCTTTTAAATAAATTATAACAGTTATAAGGAATAAAGACATGAATGCAATCGTAACTCCGCTTTTCGAGAACAACACGGCTTTACAGGCTATAAAGGATGGGGGCTATGGGTCAGCAGGTTTTGACATAGCTGTCGCGCCCCTGAAGTATGATGTAGTTGATAGGAGTGGCTTTTCACCCAGAGATAGGGGTGAGTTTAAAAGTTCCAAGTCTGTTATCTATCGCACCGATACTGGTGAAGAGTTAGGTATCCACGGTCACGGCTACAAACCTGTAGCACCTAAGCACATGATAGATGTTACGCGCAATATCATTGAGCGTTCTGACCTATCCATCTATGGGATGGAGGAGACTATTAGAACCTCACACAATGGGGCTAGAACCTTTGTACAGTATCGGTTGCCAGAGCATACGTATAGAACTAGCGACGGTGACGAGGCTAGTCTGAGCCTCCTATCCATATCATCCTTTGATGGTACGTGGCCGTTCATGATCAGTGCCGCCGCAATTCAACAGGCGTGTACAAATCTACAGGTGTTCGTCGGCGGTGAGGTGTCAGTGTTTAAAGCTAAGCACACACGGTCGCTTGACATTGAGCAGGGCGGTAGGATTATTACTAAGTCCCTTGACTTATTCCATAATCAGCGTGACCTGTGGCAAGAGTGGAACGGTACATGGTGCAGTGATCTTCAGGCGTTTAAGTTCTTTGCCGAAGCACTCAAGTGTACGAAAGCTTTGGATGCAATATACAAAGGTGTTACTAACCCTGTTGATATACTTAACGATATGCCTAGAAATAACTCTAGCCTTGAGTATCTTTGGCACAAGTACAAGGCGACCTATTCCAAGCGGCTAGGCACCAACTACTGGGCTGTGTACAATGCCATGACTGATTGGAGTACACACTTTGCAACTCCTCGTGCCTCAAGCATGGCGAACATTGCATCAGTCCAGAACGACAGACAGCAGATAGTACGTGAAGCTGTTAAACATAATCACAACATGAAGGCGGCATAATATGAAAGCATTTAACATAGCAACGACAACACTTTTAGCAGGGGCAGTAGCTTACTTAGCAGTGACGGCTGAGCTAGACCACAACAAATCAGTATCACAGATCAGCGAACTACAGCGTGAGATAAACATACAGTCTTTTAAACTGGAAGCGGTATCAGACAACTATCTATCTTTGAGCGAAGTGTATGATGCACAAGCGGCAGAGCTTTGGTCGCTGTCACAGCAGTTAACTGTAGCGCAGTCGAAGATCGCGGAGAGTATGCTTAGCGATATCGTATACGGTGAAGAGATCAGTGTCTTATATATGCGATTAGCTTCACAGCGCATAGAGTTGGACGCAGTTAGAGGACTAACAACTTCACCCCCACCACCAAGAGTTGTTAAGCCTAAACCTATCGCTGTAGTCCCTGCACCAGTAGTTACTGCGCCTGAACCTATCGCTGTGTTCGTTGAGCCTGAGCCAGTACCTGTAGTGGTTGAGCCAGTAGCTATTGTTTGTCCGTTACCCACAGGCGAGGTAAGCTTTGGACAGTACATCGAGCGTATCACATTCAGAAAGACGATAAGCTTTGTGGCATCCTTTGACGTACAAGGAGGGGCTGTTGCTAACGTGACCTTCTCTAATGGCGTGTCATCTAAGCTTGGTCGGGCTACTTCTAAGTACTTGATCGATGCTATACCTACAGGCCAAGATGTTTCTGGCTGTGCCTTACCATTTAAAATAGAGGTGTAACATGACACTACAGTTAGGAGAGTACTATTTGAGTATGGGCTTACGCAATGGCGTAGGCTTAGACTTAGAGTTCACAGACAGTAGACCAGTGTGGGTTACTAGCTCACTAGATGACTCACTAAATGCGGCGAGCTTTGAAGGCACAGTGTTGCTCGTACCGTTTATTGTTATTACGTTCGGTAAGATATACATGGAGGGAAGTGATGAGTAACGCAACACATGGCGGCAAAGGAGATAGACAACGCAAAGTAAATGCGGAGAAGTATGGTTCTAACTTTGATGCTATATTTAAATACAATAGAGAGGAGATAAAAGAAGATGAAGACAAAGGCACTAAACTTTCTGAGCAACACTGGCCTTGGGTTTCTGAGATGGATAAAAAATAATGTGTTAGAGCAAGACCCAAAACCAGTAGCAATTGTAAGAGTGATTAGGTTCTTATTCTTATGTTCAATTGCATATTTTTTTGCAGTCGTTTTTCTACTATTAAAGTGAGGTTTTTATGATGTATAATATTGTTTTATTATTTGTAGGTACTATAACACTGGCGGTCGCAATTAAGTTGCTATACATTTCAGAGCTTATGATAGACGAGGAGAAGAAGTAATGTTTGCAGAGAGTATCTCAGGTAGCCCTAGCCCTGCCGCAATTGCAACAGCTAGAGCCGCGACAGATGTAGTCGATGGTAAGATACCTTTAAGCAGGGCGTGTGCTATGTATAATGTTAGAGAGCAGACCGTCCTACAGTTTATCATTGACAGTACTGAGTACGACACATTGATGAGGAGGAAAGGAGATGAGCTTTAATCCGCGTGACCCCGATGAAATTAAAGGGTTGATACTAGCCCTTATATTAGTTGTTATCGTTGTTGGTTCAGTGATAAATTCTTTTAATTAAAAGTGTTGACAACAATTAACAATCGTGGTATACTCCACGCTCAATTTTAAAACCACAAGAGGAAAGTAACATGGCTATACTAGAAGGCTCAGCATACTGGGCGGCAGTGACCACACCTAACACGACCTTTGAACCTACGTACTCAGTCAACCTAGTTGTTGATGAAGCGACTGCGGCAGACTTCAAGGCTCGTGGATTTAACATCAAGCAGATGGAAGAAGGCCCATCAATCTTGATTAAGCGTAAGGTCGAAGGGCCAAACGGAATGGTGCGACAAGCTCCTAAGCTGATCGACCAGTTCAAGAAGCCCTTAGACGCTCGTGTAGGTAACGGCTCTACCGTGAAGGTACAGTACAACGAGTGGGAAACCACTAACAAGTATGGAAGTTTTAAAGGCTTAGACTTCCAAGCTATGCAGGTTCTTAATCTCGTAGAGGTAGGGACTCCTGATGGCGAGGAGCTTGGCATGACCACCGAAGAGTACACAATGGAGGATGAATTATAATGGCGATAGTAACAGTAGACGATGTTAAGTATGAGTCAGACCTGATCTCAGTTGAGGGACGGTCTATACTGGCTCACTTAATGGAGGCAGATAA